GACTGATTCATTGTATTCAGTTTTACTCAGGTCAATTCTAGCAAATTGATAGGTCATCTTGGATCCTGTCTGTGACGGAACAAGCCTTGCAAGTATTCTTCTGGCCACCCATGATAAAATCCTCGAGCAGCCATTTGTTTGGCTTTGGTATTTAAATCACTCAGTCCTTGTATCAGTGCAAGTGCATAGGTACCTTGGTTCATTGCGACACCGTTTACGATTTCTGGATCTGCCGGATGATCTTCCATGGCAATCAAGTCTCTGGGAATGAGTGTTTCTCGATTGGCAAGTTCGATGCTGTTGGCAAACAGTTCATGTGGCCACTCTGTAGGATCGTAAGCATAGATAACAACTTCGAGATTGCTCATGCCATACCTTGCTCGGTTCTTTAGATCGTACAAGGGATCTACTCCAAGAAACACACCATAGGTACGTTTGAGTCTTGCACTTCGTGCAAACGGACAAGGCGGAAAGCCTCCTAGACTGGGATGAGGAACTTCTACAAAGTTTTCAATCCAGTGTTCTATATCTTGTTTGACTTGTTCTAGTTCCATTAGAAGAAAGGTAATTTTGATTTTTGGGTAGTTTCAAGATTGCTTTTTATAAGTTCTGCAATCATGTTACGTTCACTGAAACTCATGTTGAGCACATCTTCGTAAGTGCCACCACCGCGCATGTGCCAACTCATTTTAAGACATTGGGACTTGACGTCATTTGCCTCCTTTTCCATGCGATCAACTGTGGCGGAAATTTCTTCAGCCGACAGGATTAGGAGGCTTGATCGAAAAAACTTGTTTGATCCAAGGTTACTGTTTGTTTGTATTCGTGCTCACATGCGGCACATTTGATTTGTATAGGCTTAAACTCGCTGGCACTGCGTTTTTCAATGATCAAATCACGAATTTTAACAAACAATTTTCTATCACTATTACGTAAAAATTCTTCTATGTGGTCAGGATCTGTTACTAACACTTGCGGAGTTCTAATGCTGGCAATGTTCCACTTCAATGCACTCACAGTTAGTTCTGTAATTTTTTGCAAAGATTGATTTAACATCTCAAGTTTTTGTTCATCTGGCATATCGCTTTCGGGAACAGACTGGATGATACGTTGTTGTTCAAATTGTTTTAGATTTACATCGTTTTGATCTCTGTAGGTCATGGGCTGAAGTGTAATTTCCAAGTCGCCTTCGTTGAGTGGAGTTACATAATCTGGCATTTGCAAATTATCTAGTATTACTCGCAAATCAATTGTGTATTCATCGGTGTTTTTACACGCAGGGCACTCGCTGTTGATTTCCATTTCATGTCCAAAACTAGCAATTCTAATTGATACCAGTATAGAGTTAATATCAGTCCCTGGTGCTACCCAAGCATCTCGAATGTCAGGTATGCAACTTTGAATCACGTTGACCACTGCCGATCCATTGAACAGCGCATCGGGTGTGCGATATGTGATTTCGTCAATTGCAGTCATGGGCAAAACTGGCAACTCTTGATTTGGGGGCATAGTGATTGCGCCCTTGGGCCAGAAGTTACCATTAGAGGGCAAACGTAGATATACTGACGGCTGTCTAAAATATTGTTTTAACGGGTTCGCAGATTGGGACATATATCACCTATAAATATACTTCTACTTATAGGCTAAAATCATGGCAGAAGAAAATATCACAGACGCACAGCGACAATTAAGTGCCGTAATGCTCCAAGTTCAGCAAGACATAATGATGTACGGAAAAGTACAAACTACAACGGCTGAGCAGTTAAAAGATGCCCAAATGAAGGCCAAGTATGGGGTTGAAAACTTTACTAAAGCTACCAACACAGCAGGTGCGGCCCTGGGTGCATTGGCAGGTGCGGGCATTGAGAGTACCAAGGCCATGTACGAAGGTAAGAAGGGCATGGGTGCCTTTAATTCTAGCCTAGATGAATTATCCAAGGCAGCCGCACTAGCAGGAACTGCACTTACATTATTAATTCCTGGCGGTATTGTAATAAAAGCAGTAGTTGGCGGGTTAACCATGGCAGCCACTGCGGCCATTGCCTATACCAAAGCTGCCAATGACATGGCAGACAAACTCTATAAAGGGTATTCAGGTTTACAAAAGTCAGGAGCCGCTGCCGCCGACGGCATGACTGGAGTATTCCGAGATGCTAAGAAACTGGGACTCAGCATGAATGAGTTGGACAGTTTTGTAGGATTAATTGCAGAAAATAGTCAAGATCTAGCACAGTTCGCTGGTACAGTATACGATGGTCGTAAAAAGTTTGCTGATATGGGCAAGACTCTTGAAGGATCAAGAGCAGAATTTTTTAAATTAGGCCTTACACAAACTGAAGTTAACGAAGGTATGGCTGGTTACTTGAAGACAGTAACCCGCACTGGTCGTGCCCAAACAATGACAACGGACCAATTGGCCGCTAGTTCAAGAAACTACATTTACGAACAAGATGCACTGGCTAAGATCACTGGTATGAGTGCTAAACAGCAACAGGCTGCATTAGAAAAAGCCTTGCAAAACGAACAGTTTTTGTCCAAGATTAGACAACTGGAAGCCGATGGTGATTTCAAGAAAGCCGATGAACTTAAAAAGTTAAATGCTTATTATGCACGAATGGGTGATGAAGCCGCTGAAGGGTTCCAGGCCACAGTGAACGGTAATTTACGAAACAAAGCCGCACAAAAACTCAACTTTGCATCACAAGGCGAAGTGTTACGTAGCACACAAGATGTATTGGAAAATAACAAATCGGCTGCTCAAGCATTTGATAGTGTAGCAGGTAGAGTAGCAGAAACAGAAAAAACAATCGGTCGTACACAGGCAGCATTTGGAACCACAGCAGATAGCAATCTCAAGTATACAGAACAAGTTAACTTTGCTATTGCCGCACAAGGTGAAAAGCGTGAAGCGTTAGAAAAACAAGTTAATGCTGAAATTGAAAAACAGAAAAAAGGGCAAGACGCAATTACCAACAATCAAGGTAACATGGTCAAAACACAGCAAGAGATCAATGCAAAACTAGAAGAAGCTGTGTTTAAAGGAATTTCTAATGCACAGGCCAACATGGGTAAATTAGCCAATGTTACAGACACACTGGCCAATGCATTTACCACACTTACCAATGGTTTAAATCGATTGCTCAAGTTAGTAGGACTGGGAGAAAAAGAAGCACCAGTGGCCAAACAAACAACCGCTGGGGAACGAGCAGCCATGGCAGCCACACAAGGTGCCAGAGATGCAGCCAAGCCATTGCAGGACCGTGTGGATAATTTAAACAAAGAAATTGAACAAGATGAGAAAAAACTTAAAGATGCAAAACGTGCTGGCAAATACGGCGAAGAAGAAAAGAAATTAGAAGAAAAAATTCTTACAAACAAAAAAGAATACGAAGAAGAATCAAAAAAACTAGTAGAGGCTGAAAAGAAAATTAGCCAACTTGGCAAGGAAGAACATCACCTGCGTGTGAAACAACAGGCAGACAGACAAACACTGCATAAACTAGAAAATCAAAATCTCAAAGATACAGAAGAAATCAAAGTTCAAAATGAGAAAAAAATCAATGCACAAAAAGCCGGCGATACAAAAGGTGTAGCAAGTGCAGAAGCCGAAATCAAAAGCCGTCAGGCCAGTATTCAAGGGCGCAGTGCCCAGGTTGCACAGTTACAAACTGATCTCAAAACAAGTGGTGGTGCAAAACCTGAAGAAGTGTTGCAGTTCTCAGGCGAAAGCGGAGGTCGAGAGAACTTTGACAAACTAAGTGAAGGCATGAAAACCAAACTATTGGCGGCAGGTCAACAGTATTTTGATCAAACTGGTCAAAAATTACAAATGAACAGTGGTGCACGTGACCCTGAAGATCAAAAGCGTCTGTATGATGAAACTGTGGCTGCAGGTCGCCCTGGGGTTGGCCCAACTGGTATGCCAGTTGCTCCCCCGGGTAGAAGTTCTCATGAGACTGGTGGTGCAGTAGATATACAAAACTATTCTGATCCTAAGGCATTGGCCGCGTTGGGTGCCAATGGACTACGGCAAACAGTTCCTAAAGATCCTGTTCATTTCCAACTTCAAGCAGCCGACGGTGGTGTGTTTAGTGGACCTGATGAAGGATATCCAGCCGCACTACATGGTGAAGAAGCAGTGATTCCACTGAACAACGGCGGTGGAAATTTTGTCAAAATATTTGAAGACATGGCCATGATGATGGGACAACAAGTAGGTGCAATTGATGAGTTAATTAGAGTTGCCAAGAACGGCAACGACATACAAACCAAGATCCTGCGTCAACAAGCATAAACACGGTAAATAAACTACTATGGCAGATACAAAACAAGGCTCTTGGCGCAAGTACTTCAAGGTTGCAGACAACTCTGGAGTACAAAGTCCTATTTCAGGATCAAATCAATTTGGTTTACCAAACTACCCCCGGAACGACGGTAGTGGTAGTTCAGCACAAGCAGACTTTGTGTTTCGCAACTATGCAAGCCGACTGCCAGAAGTTTACTCAGGCCACCCCAACCGTGTGGAACGCTATAATCAATATGAGAACATGGACATGGACTCAGAAGTCAATGCCTGTTTAGACATTATTGCTGAGTTCTCCACTCAACTGAGTGAAACAAACGGCACACCGTTTGATGTCAAGTACAACGACAAGCCCACTGACCACGAAATTGAAATCATCAAGAAGCAGATGCAACAGTGGGTCAAATTAAACAAACTAGACCAGCGCATCTTCAAACTGTTCCGCAACACCATCAAGTACGGTGATCAGGTGTTTGTGCGTGATCCAGAAACATTTGAAATGTACTGGGTTGACATGAGCAAGATCATGCGCATTATTGTGAATGAATCAGAAGGCAAGCGTCCTGAGCAGTATGTGATTCGTGACATCAACCCCAACTTCCAGAACATGACTGTGGCAGCCAAGACTACCACAGACTATATGACCAATCCTGTGACAGGTACCATATCGGGCAGTTCAAACTACACCATGCCCAACGGTGGTGCAGGCGGCGGCGTGGGCAACAGCCGATTTATGCAGGCCATGAACGAAGCCACAATAGATGCCAAGCACGTGGTGCATTGCAGTTTGAACGAAGGTCTAGATGTGTTTTGGCCTTTTGGACGTAGCATACTAGAACAGATTTACAAAGTTTATAAACAGAAAGAACTGCTGGAAGATGCTATTCTTATCTATCGTGTGAGCCGTGCTCCAGAGCGCAGAATCTTCAAGATTGACGTGGGCAACATGCCGTCACACTTGGCCATGCAGTTTGTAGAACGTGTAAAGAATGAAATGCATCAGCGTAGAATCCCTACCATAACAGGTGGCGGACAAAACATGATGGACTCAAGTTACAATCCTTTGTCTATCAACGAAGACTACTTCTTTCCCCAAGGCGCTGATGGACGAGGATCAAGTGTTGATACATTGCAAGGCGGTCAAAATCTTGGCGAAATCGACGATTTAAAGTACTTTAACAACAAGATGGCCCGTGGTTTGCGTGTGCCATCGAGTTATTTGCCCACTGGTCCTGACGACTCAGACCGTGCTTTAAGCGATGGAAAAGTAGGCACAGCCCTTATACAAGAGTACAGATTCAACCAGTATTGTGAGCGTTTACAGGCCTTAATTGCCCAGAAACTTGATGATGAATTCAAGATGTTCTTGAAGTGGCGTGGGTTTAACATAGACTCTGGCCTGTTCAGTTTGGGCTTTAATGCACCTCAAAACTTTGCAAGTTACCGCCAAAGCGAATTAGATAACACACGTATACAGGCGTTTATGCAACTGGAACCCTTGCCTTATATGTCAAAACGTTTCTTGCTTGAACGCTTCTTGGGATTGACCGAAAGCGAAATCAAAGAAAACGAAGACATGTGGCGCGAAGAGCGTGAAGATCCAGAACTCAAAGTTGCTGGTAGTGACCTACGTGCTGTGGGTATCAATCCAGGTGCTATGCAAACAGACATCGAAACTGGTGAAGAAATTGGACAAATGGAACCAGCAGGGGTGGGCACACCTGAAGTGGGTTCAGCACCAGCAGGCCCTGTGGTACCAGGAGGCGTGGGTGGCGCAGGTGCTCCGCCAGGATAAATATTCATATGATACTACATGAATTTTGGCACAAAGATCCTGAAGCCTATCAGGATGTAGCACAAGACAATAGCCAAACACAACTGGGCGATATGCGTAAAACGCACTTGACCTTACGGCAGTTAAACAAACTACGCAAGATGAATGATGTGCGTACAGTTGAATACAAAGAGAAACTCAAATTGGTGCGTCAACAGTATGCACCTGCCCCTGAAGCCCCGGCGATGTAATTTATCGCCATTTTGGCCCCATAAACCGCTACTTTTTCTCCTCCTGTGTAAATAACAGCACACTTTACTACAGGAGTTTCCTTATGAACAGATTTGAACAATTGATCGAATACGTGATCAATGATGAAGACGCAAAAGCTCGCGAACTTTTCCATGACATCGTTGTGGCCAAGAGTCGTGAGATTTACGAAAACTTGATGCAAGAAGAAGCCGAAGAGGACCTTGACGAGGCCGCTGAGGAAGAACTTGACGAGGCCGAAGAAGAATTAGACGAAGACGCCATGGGCGGCGACGCTAGTGATGACTTGATTGACAACATCGAAGCCGACGAAAGTCAGGACATGAGCATGGAAGGCGAAGAATCAGACGCTGAGTTTGATGACGGCGCCGAAGAAGCCGGCGATGATCTTACTCATGACATCGAAGATATGCATGACGAAGGTGGTGGCGAGCCAGCATCTAAAGACGACATCCTTAATTTAGAAGACAAATTGGACCAGTTGATGGCCGAATTTGAAGACTTAATGGGTGGCGATGATGACATGGGCGACGGCGACGGATTTGGGCCAGACGAAGGTGGCGATGCCATTGAAATGGACGATACAGGCGAAATGATGGAAGCAATTTCATTGAAAGCCGCTCCAAAACCAGTTACCAGTGAAGAAGGCGGTGTTAACAAGAAGTCCACAGTATCTGCAAATTCAGGCGCAAAAGGCCCAATCGGCAACACAGTCAAGCCAGTACACGCTGGTGGTGAAGGCGGTGGCAAGCATGATGCAGCCGGTGCTTACAGCAACCAAACTAAAGACTTGATTGGCAAAGTTGGCAATACACCAGCGCAAGGTTCGCAAAAACCAAGCCCCGCAACCAAGCCACACTTGGCACAAGCAACAGGTGTTAACACAAAGAGTCCAGTTGCTCGCGGTTAATACATGAAAACACTAAGAGAACAACTTACCTTTAATCAGGCCAACATCCAGGTTCTAGAAGAATCTGGACCGGATGGTCACGGTAAGAACCTCTACTTAAAGGGCATTTGTATTGAAGGCAACAAGCGCAATGCAAATGACCGCATCTATCCATTGCATGAAATCAGCAAAGCAGTTAACACAATTAATGAGCAAATCAAAAGCGGAAACTCAGTGTTAGGTGAAGTGGACCATCCGGATGATTTGAAAATTAATCTAGACCGTGTGTGTCACAGCGTTGAGGGCATGTGGATGGAAGGTGATACTGGATGTGGAAAGTTAAAGATTTTACCAACCCCCATGGGTGAGTTAATCAAGACACTATTAACATCAGGTATAAAACTTGGAGTTTCAAGTCGTGGCAGCGGCAACGTTGACGACAGAACAGGACATGTAAGTGACTTTGAAATAGTCACTATAGATGTGGTTGCTCAACCCAGCGCACCCAATGCATACCCTAAAGCAATATATGAAAGTCTCATGAATATGAAGTACGGTCATAGACTGTTAGAGGTAGCCAAGGAAGCGGGCGAAGACAACAAAGTGCAGAAGTATCTCAAGAATGAAGTTGTAAAACTCATCAGAGAACTCAAGATCTAAGGAGAATCTACTAATGTTAGATGCAATCAAACCATTGCTAGATAGCAACCTGATCACCGAGGAAACTCGTCAAGAGATCAATGAGGCATGGGAAACCAAACTCAATGAGGCTCGTGAACAGGCTCGTGCAGAACTACGTGAAGAGTTCGCACAACGCTATGAGCATGACAAGACAGTGATGGTAGAGGCTTTGGATAAAATGGTAACAGAAGGTTTGGCCGCAGAAGTCGCCCAGGTAGCCGCTGAAAAGCGCAACTTGGCTGAGGACCGTGTCAAGTTCCAACACAAGATCAAAGAGTCAGCACAGAAGTTTAACGGCTTCTTGGTGACAAAACTTGCAGAAGAAATTGGCGAATTGCGTAAAGACCGTAAGATGCACACAGAAGGACTCGCTAAACTCGAGAACTTTATGGTGCATGCATTGGCTCGTGAAATTCAAGAATTTGCCGCAGACAAACGTGATGTAGTGGAAACAAAAGTCCGCTTGGTCCGTGAAGCTCGCAATAAACTTGAAACTCTCAAAGTACGTTTCGTAAAAGAAAGTGCTGAGAAAATGAGTCAGGCTGTTAGCCGTCATCTAAAGACAGAACTTTCACAATTGCAAGAAGACATCAAAGTTGCTCGCGAGAACAACTTCGGTCGTCGTATCTTTGAAGCATACGCAAGTGAATTTGGTGCTACTCACCTAAATGAGAAAGCAGAAGTTCGCAAGTTGTATAATGCATTGTCACAACGTGACAAGCAATTAGCGGAAGCCATCAAACTCGCACAACGAGCCAAAGTCGTTGTAGAGTCAAAAGAACGTGAAATACGTATAATCAAAGAATCCAATGAGCGCGAAAGCACCATGGAAATGTTGCTTGCACCTCTTAACAAAGAGAAGCAAGATGTTATGCGTAATTTGCTTGAAAGCGTACAGACAACCCGTTTGAAAAACGCATTCGAAAAGTATCTGCCAGCAGTATTGGAAGACCGCTCTGTAAAAGCCACTAAAGTGATTACAGAAAACGTTTCAGTAGCAACTGGGGATAAATCTGTTCCAAGTGGTCAGCAGGAAGATCGTAGTAATGTGATCGACTTAAAGCGCCTGGCAGGGTTATAATTAAATAAGGAGACTTAAATGTCACAAGAACTATTAGAAAGCCGCTGGGGCGAGACCAAAGAAGCATTGCTCGAAGGTCTGAACGGCTCAAAGCGCAACAGCATGGGCGTTATCCTTGAGAATACACGCAAGTATTTGAAAGAAAACGCAAGTGCTGGTTCCACAGCATCTGGCAACATTGCCACACTTAACCGTGTGATTCTGCCAGTTATCCGTCGTGTTATGCCAACCGTTATTGCTAACGAATTGGTTGGCGTTCAGCCAATGACAGGCCCAGTTGGTCAAATCCACACTCTGCGTGTTCGTTACGCACAGTCATTGACTGACAACTCAGCAGCCGCCACAAGCGTGTCAGCTGGTCAAGAAGCATTGTCACCATTCACAATTGCTCAGGCATACTCAACTGTTCCACAAGGTACAAGTACTGCTACCAACTATACTGGTAACAATACAGCGACCATGGAAGGTACAGGCGGTAAGCAAATTTCTGTGCAAATCTTGAAACAAGCCGTTGAAGCTCGTACACGTAAGTTGCAAGCACGTTGGACTTTTGAATCTGCACAAGATGCACAAGCCATGCACGGTATCGACGTTGAAGCAGAAATTATGGCTGCTTTGGCTCAAGAGATCACTGCTGAAATCGACCAAGAGATTCTCTTGAGTCTGCGTTCATTGGCAGCAACTGAGTTCACATACAACCAAGCAACTGTTTCAGGTACTGCTACATTCGTTGGTGACGAACATGCCGCATTGGCTGTTTTGATCAACCGTGTTGCTAACTTGATCGCCCAACGTACACGTCGCGGCGCAGGTAACTATGCTGTTGTGAGTTCTGCCGCACTCACAGTGTTGCAATCTGCAACTACTAGTGCTTTTGCACGTACCACAGAAGGCACATTCGAAGCACCTACAAACACCAAGTTTGTTGGTACATTGAACGGCGCTATGCGTGTGTTTGTTGACTCTTATGCCGCTGACACAACACCTGTGTTGGTTGGTTACAAGGGTTCTTCAGAAGCAGACGCTCCAGCATTCTACTGCCCATACATCCCATTGATGTCTTCAGGCGTTGTGTTGGATCCAACAACATTCGAACCAGTCGTATCATTCATGACACGTTATGGTTACATCGAATTGACAAACACTGCATCGTCTTTTGGCAATGCTGGTGACTATGTTGGTGAGATCGCTGTGTCTAACCTTTCATTCTCCTAATCAGAG